TTCTATAGAGTTCTTCAGCCTGTTCTTTTTGTGATTTCACTCTATTTTCATACTCACTGGTGTAACTCTCATCTAAAACAGCTTGCTTTTTTCTAAGAGCATTTAACTCATTTTGCATTTGTGCATAACGAGTTTCAGCTTGTACCGCTCTATCTTCAGCGGCTTTATATTTAGCAGTAAGCTTATTAATTCTTTTGCTTACTCCTCTTGTATATCTATCCAGTTCATCATCAGAGTCACCTGAGTTGACTTCTGTAGATTGTGCCTCATCTAATGCAACTGTTTCTTCAACAGCATCATTTTTGGCTTCCTCTAGCTGAACCTGAATTTCATCTACTTGATTTTCCATGTCTATATCCTCTTATACTGATATGATGTCATCAGGGTTTAAGATGGTTGCAATGACTTCATCATCATTGATGATTCTGACTTCACTCTCATCTCCTAATTTAAACCTAGCTCCTGCATACCTGCCAACAAGAACCCACTGTTTTTCATGACACCAAGGCTTTTCAAACCTTTTTGGGTCTTTATAACAGTCCGGTCCCATGGCAACCACATAAGCAACTACAGTTGCTAGACTCTCTCTTTCGATAGTTTCCTTTACTAATTGGATTCCACCTTCTGTCATGCCTTTACCTTTGTATGGCAGAACTAACATTCTCCATCCAGTTGGCTGAGGCATACGCTCTAGTATGCTTTTGTCAATAAGGGTTGGGTCTAATACCCTATCATCCTCTTTAACAAAGGCATTATCTAAATTAATACTTGATTCTTCTTTTTTGGCTTCTTTTGTCATTTTATAAATCTTCCTCTCCTTGTAAGTGTTCTTTTATCTTATCACGAATATAATTTAATGCAGAGAGTTCTCCCATTAAAAAGTTATATTTTTGCATGTCAGATACACCACCTGAAGTAAGAACATCAACTATCTGCTGTTCTTTATCTTGGATTGCTCTTCGTAAAGAAGAGACATGATCATAAAAATCCATTGATGTTTAAAATATGCCTTTAAACTTGTTGCCTCTTAGTGCGGCTCCTTTACCTCTTGACTCACCTGCATCTCTGCCCGGCTTGTGTGATCTATCAACCTGTATTTTTTTTGGTTGACTAAGTGGTATTTTGCCTTGACCTTTAATTGTTATTTGGGTTTTAGCTGTCACTTTTTACCTCCAGTTTTTTTTGCCTTAGCTTTTGCTTTAGGCTTTGCTTTAGCCTTAGCCTTTGGCTTGGCTTTAGCTTTTGCCTTAGCTTTTGCTTTAGGCTTTTCTTCTACTACAGGCTCAGGCTTTGGCTCTGAGTCCATAACATTTTCAACAACTTCAGAAGATAGTTTTTCTTTTACCTTCTTTTCTTTTATTTGTTGTTTGATTTTATCATTTATAGAACTTGTCATTATTTATTCATCCTCTGTTGTAAATCAATTAATTTTAGCTCAGTTTGTTGCTGAAGTCTTTGCTTTGCAATATCATTCTTTTCTGCTTGTACCTGAGCCTGTTGGTCTGCTTTTTGTTGAGCAATCTGTATTTCTGCTGATTCTTTCATAGCATCTTGTTGTTCTTTGGCTTTAAATTGCTGGTCTTTCATGTCTATTTCTTTGTTTCTCAAACCAAGTTCTTGTTGTCTAATTGCAACTAATGGGTCTTGTTGTTGAGGTGGTTGTACTGACATGAGGAAGTTATTTGATAGTTCAGCCAATATAGGTGATGCAAAAGATTCTATAATTGTTTGTATTTGCATGTTCACTGCTTGTTGTTGCTCAGGGTCTAGCTGTGCTGACTCAACACTAAGTTGTTCTATTTGCTGAATTAACTCAGGTGGCATTTGCTCTTGTGCTAGTTGATTAGCCAAGAATTGTAAATGTTGCATTACATGAGCAATAATCAAAGACTGTAATTGTGGGTTGGTTTGCACAGCCTGTGTTAAAAACAGTGACTTATGTGCTTCTATATGAGCCTCATGATTTTGTTCAGGAAAAGCAGTTGCAGGTATGCCCTGTAACAATCCTGAGTTTTCTATGCCTGCATCAGTTGGCATAGGTCTGTTGTCTTGAGGTGGCTGTAGCAAAGAATCAATGTTATCTACACCTAATGCTGAATACATCCTTCTGTATGCTTCATAGATACCACTTGCACCATGTATTTCAGGGTTTGATTGAACCATGGTCAATAGCTCTTGAGCCATGACAACTCTTTGACTCATAGAGAATATGTTTGGGTCAGATACAGGTATGACATCTACTGCATCACTAAAATCCTCTACCTTTATTTCTTTAGAGCCACTTCCTGTTTCATATGCAGGTGGCAAGAAGTCTGCAAAAACTTTAACCAAAATTTTAAATTCACTTTTTTGTGAATAATGCAGTCTTTTATGAATAGCACTCATGACCTTGGTGCCTTTTTCTAATAAAGCTATGGTTGTACCCACAGGCATAGATGCATTTGCATCTCCTATGTTCATATCTGCAATAGCCGCAAATCTTTGTCCACTTTGCACTAACAAGCCAAGAAGGTTAAATAAAACATTGCTTGGCTCTTTATAGGGTAATGGCATGAGAGCATCTCTTAAGGCACCACCCGGTGCATCTATGTCTCTAAACTCACCCGGTTGTAGTGGTGAAGCCTCATCCCTGATTCTGATTCCTCTAGCTTTAAATTTAAAGCTAGAGGAATCAGAATCAGGGAT